GTAAGAAATCGTATTGATGCATTTGTGAAATCAAATAAGCCAGCAGAAAAAGTTGATGAAGATCAACCTGAATTACCATTGGAGGAAAAGAATGAAAGTGGGTAATCAACTACTTTTAGCTGCGAAGAAACAAGCTGAAGGTGAGCTTGCAGTACACAAAGCAAATGTAATGGTATACCAAACAATGCCAGCTGGTATCGGTGAACACAGCGATGTTACAGAAGCAATAATTGCTGAATTAGATAAGATGGCTATGGCACATGATAGACTCGAAATGATAAATACTTATTTCGGAGGAGCAATAGAAAATGAATAGAATAGTAGCATTATGTCTACTTCTTGCAGCGTGTTCGCCAGCTCATGCGCAAGATAACGTTAGGCTTAATGCTCAAGTACATCATCATTTTAAAACGATCTATACACAAGATCCTTATAAAGTTCAAGTGTGTAGAGATAAAGTTATATCTGGTGACAAAACTGGTGACACATTAGGTGGTGCAATCCTAGGTGGTTTAATAGGAAAAGCACTTACCGGCAATGACGATGGCGCTAAGATAGGTGCACTATTTGGCGGAATCGTTGGGCATGACAAAAGTAACGCACAAGGCGGTACAGCAAGAGTATGCCAATATGAAACACGATATAAAGAGCAAGCACAAACTGTTTACTCTCACTCAACAATCACTTGGCGAATGAATGGAAGGACATACCGACTAAACTTTCAAAAGTGATTATATTATTACATTATGGAGAAATTGAATGACTGATTTTTTATGGGTTGAAAAATATCGCCCACGTACAATACAAGAATGTGTGCTACCAAAGCGTATGAAAGATACCTTTGCTAGCATCAGAGATACTGGTGAACTTCAGAATATGATGTTAACCGGTACTGCAGGTGTAGGAAAGACCACGGTTGCCCGAGCCCTTTGTAATGAACTTGAACTCGATTATATAATTGTGAATGGTTCTGAAGAAGGCAATATTGATACACTTCGAACTAAAATAAAACAATTTGCGTCAACCGTATCCCTTCAGGGTGGTTATAAGGTTGTTATACTTGATGAAGCAGATTATCTAAATGCTCAATCAACTCAACCTGCTTTACGTGGATTTATCGAAGAGTTTTCTCAAAACTGTAGGTTTATCCTCACCTGCAACTTTAAAAACAGAATCATAGAACCATTACACTCAAGGTGTAGTGTATATGATTTTTATGTTGCTCCTAATGAGCAACCTCAGATACTTGCCGACTTTATGGATAGAGTATCTGATATTCTTACTCAAGAAAATATTACATTTGACAAGAAAGTACTGGCTGAACTTATCATGAAGTATCGGCCTGATTTTCGTCGTGTAATAAATGAACTTCAAAGGTATTCTGTATCAGGCACTATTGATACAGGTGTCTTGGCTAATATGTCTGATGAAAGTTTCAATTCACTAGTAAGTTCTTTAAAGGATAAAAACTTTAAAGAAATGCGTAAATGGGTAGCGAGTAATATTGATTTGGAACCATCCGTAATCTTTCGTAAAATATATGATACAATGATGGAAAACATACAACCACAATCTATTCCACAAGTAGTTCTTATCTTAGCTGACTATCAATATAAGAATGCATTTGTCGCGGATCATGAATTAAATGTCGTAGCATGTATGACTGAAATCATGGCAAGTGCGGAGTGGAAATAATGGGTAATTTCATTATAAGATCTGCTTGGTTTATTTTAGTTTTAACATTTTTATTCTGGGATGTAGATGGCACGACAATATTTGAAAGTATTGTTGCTGCTACTATAAATATATTACAATGAATCCATTCCAATATTTAAGTGCTATTAATGACACGAAACAGGATATTATGGTCGACGATATATCAGAAAAGCAATACAATGCTTTTATGGTTAATCGTGGCTTATCCTATTTTTACGATACTGTGCTACTTGCCAATGAGATGAATCAACGTGCTCATGTTGACAACCGTCTTCAATTTGATTTTTTTATAAATACTATAAGAAAAAAGAAAAGATTTAGCAAATGGATGAAAGCTAAAGAAGAAGATAACATTAAGGTTGTCAAAGAGTATTATGGTTATAGCAACGAAAAAGCACGCCAAGCTTTGACAATACTAAATGATGATAATATTGAACAGTTAAAAGCAAAGGTGTATAAAGGTGGAACAAGAAAATAATGAGAGTTGTGAGTGGACTCCGGCTATGATGCTGGAAGTAACACTTAACACACCGGATGATTTCTTAAAAGTAAGAGAAACACTAACAAGAATTGGTGTAGCATCTCGTAAAGACAACACACTTTACCAATCCTGTCACATACTTCATAAACAAGGTCGTTATTTTATTACGCATTTTAAAGAGCTCTTTTTACTTGATGGTAAACCATCTAATCTTACAGTGAATGATGTTCAAAGGCGTAATACAGTTGCAACTCTGTTATCTGATTGGGGTCTTATATCTTTTATTGATGAAAAGCAAGCAGAAGATAAAGCACCATTAAGACAAATAAAGATCATATCTTTTAAGGATAAAGATGCATGGAATCTTTCACCGAAGTATAATATAGGTAATGGTAAAGCTTAATGCCCTGGCCCAGAAAAAACAGACCTCCAAAAGGTCGTAGAAAAATTGGGTCAGCTCAAAGAAAAAATAGAAATAAACGTAAAAACAAGAAGTAAACTTGTATAAATAACATTGAGTGCCGGATTAACCGGGCTCAATATTAACCCTTGCTAGTTATAGGAGGAAAAAATGACTGGTACTTTTATGTTCCCACGGAACGCTTTCTTAGGTTTCGACCACATCTTTGATGAACTCGAAAAAATCACAAATCACGCAAATGATTCATATCCACCTCATAATGTAATTAAACATGATAGTGGTAAGTATGATATTGAACTGGCAATTGCTGGATTCTCTAAAGATGACATTGACATTGAAGTCAAGGATCATGTGTTAACGATTAAAGGTGAACGAGGACCTCGAAGAACTCAAGATGCCTATGTACACAAAGGCATTTCCGGTCGGAAGTTTATGAAATCGTTTAGGCTATCTGAGTACGCAGAAGTCACTGGAGCTGATATGACGGATGGAATACTTACTGTCTCTATAGAAGTAATTCTACCTGAAGAAAAGCGTCCTCGTAAAATCAACATTGGTAAAAACGAGGAAACAAATGACAGCAATAACTCTAAGTCTGAGTTACTCACAGAGAATAGTTGAACTTCTCTGGAGTGGCTTAAAAAATACTTTTAAATCAATAGCACTAGGTATAATCTTGTCTCGACAAACGCAAGCTAATACTTATATTGTTAAGGAACTTATGAAATCTGGAGAGTATAAGAAAGGTCATAGCGAAGGTTATCTTTTGCATGAACTTAATCAAAAGACTCTTCAAAGGCTAAAGGATGAATGGAATGTTAAGTAAATTTTTAAAATGGCTATTCAATAATCCTAGCATACATGAGCAAATCCTTGCTAATGCTACTGACCTTGCAGATCTCGAGCGTAAACAACGCGCTCTTGTAAGAAAAGGTATCTATCTTTAATCAAAAATGCCGGCGCAAGTCGGCATTTTTTTGTTTACTTTCGCTGAAAAGTGTGGTATAATATATTTTTATTATGGAGTTTATGAATTGAAATTTTACACTTGTGTTAATCGCTATGGCAAAAACCTACTTTATCGTGGTTATGAAAACGGCCAAGCAATACAAAAGACAATCCCCTTCGAACCAACATTATATGAATTAGCTAGTCGTAAAACTGACATTATGAGTCTTGACGGCAAGTTCTTGCAACCTAAATCTTTTCATTCAATGAAAGATGCTAAAGAACATATAGCATTCCAAGCTCTCCCTGGTGGTTCACCCTTATATGGAAATAAGAATTATGTAAATCAGTATCTGACTGAAACATTTCGAAATGAAATAGAATTTGATAGAGATAAAATTAATGTAACTACAATTGATATTGAGGTTGCATCTGATGATGGTTTTCCTCATCCTGATCAGGCAGCACATCCTGTTATTTCAATTACAACTAAAAACAATATAGACAACACTTACTATGTGTGGGGTCTTGGTGACTATGATGTATCTTCAGGATATATGCAAGAAAACAGAGTTGTATATGAAAAATGTTCAAATGAAATAGAACTTCTCAGTAAGTTTCTAGTATTTTGGAATAGAAATACACCTGATGTTGTAACAGGCTGGAATAGCGAAGGATTTGATATTCCATACTTGGTGCATCGTATCTCAAATGTTATGGGATCAGGTCAAGAAAAGTTACTTTCACCTTGGAAACTAGTTGATAAAAGAATTTATAGTTTCAAAGGTATGGACCAAGTAACATACGAAATGACTGGAATTAGTCATTTAGATTATATGCAACTATTTAAAAAGTTTGCATATAGCTATGGACCACAAGAATCATATGCTCTTAATAATATTGCTAATGTAGTTCTTGGTGAAAAGAAAATGTCATATGAAGAACATAGCAATCTTCATACATTATACTTAAATGATCATCAAAAGTTTATTGATTATAATATCCGTGATGTTGAATTGGTTGATCGTATTGAAGATAAGATGGGTCTTATTACATTGGTTATGACTATAGCTTATAAAGCTGGTGTAAACTATAAAGACACATTTGGTACTACATCAATGTGGGATACAATCATTTATCGTAAACTGATGAATGCCAGCACAATGGTAGTTCCACCTCTTGATCAGGTAAAAGGTGACCCATACTTTATGCCTAACTCTGATTATCATAAAAAGCAAGCTACTAAAAGTCCAAACGCTCAAGGTTCAACTGCAGAAAGTGAAGTTAAAGCTTCAGGTTTTGCAGGTGGTTTTGTTAAAGAACCTCAGATCGGTATGCACAAATGGATTGCATCATTTGATCTTAACTCACTATATCCAAACATTATTGTTCAATGGAATATGTCACCTGAAACTATTCTTGATGAAATTACACCAAACATACATCCTGATAGAATACTAGAAAAAGGTATTGAACCTCCAGGTGATTATTGTTTGTCAGGTAATGGTGTACGTTTTAACAATAAACGCAGAGGTATTATTCCTAGTCTTATTGTTGATCTGTATGCAGAACGTAGTGAAATCAAACAAGACATGCTTAAAGCTAAACAACAAATTGAAAAGTTTGATAAGTCTGATAAGCAAGGTGTTTATAAATTAGAAAAACAAATTGCTACTCTTGAAAATAAACAGCTTGCAATTAAAATTATGATGAATAGTTTGTATGGTGCTATGGGCAATAAGTACTACAAATATTTTGATTTAAGAATGGCTGAAGCTATTACACTTACTGGCCAAACCTGTATCCGATGGGCAGAAAGAGATGTCAATAAAGAACTTAATAAAATACTTGAAACTGATGAAGACTATGTAGTTGCAATTGATACTGATTCTCTTTATGTTAACTTTGGTCCATTAGTTGAAAAGTTTAAACCTGATAATCCAGTTGATTACATCCAAACAATATGTCAAGATTATTTTGAACCTGCTATAGCAAAGTCATATAATAAACTACATCAGTTGTTTAACAGCTATGATAATCGTATGGAAATGGGTAGAGAAGCAATTGCTGATGTAGGAATATGGACTGCTAAAAAACGATATATACTTAACGTACATGATAATGAAGGTGTAAGGTATGCTGAACCAAAACTCAAGATCATGGGTATTGAAGCAATCAAGTCAAGTACACCTGCAGAATGTAGAAAAGCACTAAAAGAAATGTTTAAGATTATTATGAAAGGTTCTGAATCAGAAACTCAAACGGCTATTGCACAGTTTAAAAATCATTTCTTAAACCTTCCGCCAGAAGAAGTATCATTTCCAAGAAGTGTTAATGATA